TTGAGGTTATGCAACCAAAAAATAACCAGAATAATAATAATAGCAATATGATAAGTACAACTATAATTAAAACCACAGGTCTGCCCGAGGACCTCGATAAACAGTGTAAGGGTAACGCTATACACACAAGGAGCGACAGTTACAAGACCGTTGAAGCTATGCAACCAAACAATAGCACAATTATAAATTACTATGATAGTCTAGTCAAGCAGACTGTTTTTGATGACGTAGGTCATCATATGATCAGTTGTAATAAGTTTTCAAAAGAAGCTGGAGAACCAGCCATAGTCAAGATCGTTAAAAATAAAATGGGACCCTATTTGACACATGATCGAGTAGCTTATATAGAAGAAGGGAATGATTATTATTTGTTTGATTTAGATAGAGCAATATTGCGAAGGATTAGTTCAGCTAAGTTGGAAAAATATTTAAGGTTGGATGCACCCAGTAAAAGTATGGCAAGATGTTTACGAATACAAGGTGAAAAAATTTTTATTTTTAGCGACAAAAAATTTGGCCCCGAAATATTGGAATTCATGAATTTATTCTCAACAACAATAACAGATACATTATCAACTTTTGGTAATGTTATAAATAAAATACGTAGCTTTTCCAAAGGCTTGCAGGATCCCATGGTAAAAATTTTACTGTTGGATGTAATGAATTTGATGGCTAATGTAAGAGATGGTTATTTCACTTTTAGTAAAGTAGTTACTACTATAGTATCTATATATACATTATCACGTAGAGCGGAAGTAATTTTTAAACCAGAAATGTTGGAAATAGGAATAAATGATGTTATGTTGTTGTTAGCCTCTTTTGGAGTACCAGCCCCTCTATTGGAAAAGATTAAGCAATACAATGTTTTATCAGGTAAAAAGTTAATGGATAGTAATGTGGTGATAGCAACACTAACCGGATTTTTTGAAATGATATTAGATTTAGTAAAGTTTATGAATTCCACTTTTGCAAGTGTGCCATATATGAGTGAGGTATGTTCGAGCATTGAGAAAATGCTTGGTTATTTCGTATCTCAAAGGTCTATGTCAGAAGTCATCGATCTTTATACTTCATACGTTAAAAATCCCCAAATAATGTTCGATCCAGTATATCGACAAAAAGTCATGTGTCTATATGAAAAATGTGTAACGAAAGTTAGCTTTATGGAATATGTGAACAATGATAATAGTAGATATACTCGAAGTGCGTGGTTG